CCAAGGACCATAGACCAGGGGCTGTAATAATATCACCTGTTTGTGATGCACCCCATTTGGTATATTCAGAAGCATCAGTTACTGTTGCTCCATCACTGTGTGATGCAGCTGTTGTGTTATCTGAGCCTCTTGTTAAACCTGATAAAGTTCCTGATCCTGTAGTATTTGTTGTATAAGCAATTCTTTCATTATCTATTAAAACTGATCCTGATGCAGGGAAACCTGTTGAATCATCAAGGACAATACTAGATGAGCCTGAAGTTAATGCTCCATCTAGAGTATCAAAAACTTCTCCAGCTACAGTACCACCCCATAATCCTAATCCCCAACCAGCAGCTGATGCCTCAACCGCAGGTCCAATTGAATAATAATGTCTAACCCTTACTCCACCAGAAGTACTAGCTCCTGATCCAGACTCAGCAGAGCCCATTTCAATAGTAAGTGTTGAAGAAGTTGGAATTGATGTAACCATAAAAGTTTTGCCATCAAAATCATCATCGTCAAAATTAGAGTTAGTGGCAGAACTAAAATTATCTAAATAAATAATATCGTATTTTTTAATATTGTGAGCAGATGAAAAAGTTATAGTAACAGTTGCATCGCTTTGTGTTGTTGTAAAGGCACTTGTTAAAGTTGTTGTACTTTTAAGAGGAGTAATATCATAAAATGCTCCACCAGAATATACATACAACATTCTGTTTGTACCTAGTGCTGAATACTTAATACCACTAGCATTAACAAAATGGTGTATAGCAGTGTTTCTTCCTGTAAGAGTAGTATCTCCTAATTGAGCCCAGCCACCTATTTTTTCAGGTGAGCCATATCTAAATCTAACATAGTCACCACTAACCCATTGGCCTTCGCCACCAGTTGCAGTAACTTGTTTATTGAATCCAGGAGCAAACTTTAATTTTTGTAACATAAATAACCTATAATATTCAGGCAGGAGATGGTGTGGTGGAATCTCCCGCCAGAATATTATTCTACTATATTATTTAGGTAATTTAAAGCCTTTATAATAGGCTGGCAACCCTAAAAATGGTCTTTTGTCAAATTGATTTTCTTTGGCTGTTTTCTTTTTAGCGTCATTATAATGTAGAAATACTTGAGCACAGTCTTTACCAGTAAATTCTTCTCTCCAATGTTCTAAATCACATCCAGAATATATAAGCATATCCCCTGGATCTAATGTAAGTTTAATACCAGCTTGACCTTTTTTACCTGTGGGATCTAAATAAATCGGCCATGAGTCACCACCTAGATTTAATGTAGTAGATATTTCACAAGAATATCTATCCTTGTGTCTAGCTAATATGTCTCCTTTTTTATATATCCTTGCATAAGAATATGTCTCGGATAACTTTAATCCAGTGTGTTTTTCCATAACAGGTTTTACTTTTTGTAATAAAGTTTCCATTACTACATCTGAGTAATGAGAATAAGTATTAGGTACTTGGTGATCATTCCATACTCCCCAATAATCAGTAAAAGGAGATATGTACCTTTGATCAAATAAAAATCTAGCTGCTTTTCTTTTATTTAAAAAATAAGCAAAAGAAAAATCTGCTATTTCTTTTGATATAGCTCCTTTTAAAACACTATATTTGTTTTTTTGGAACGCCGATTTTTTTGATGACATTTTTTCCTTTCAGTTGCATTTTAGATTTTAAAAAATTATCTATAAAATTTGGTTTATTTTTTAATGTACTAGTTTCTAGTATAGTTTTAATAACTGCTTTTTTCATATCTTTATTTTGCATTTAAAACCGCCTTTGGTATTGCCTGACAGTTCCAATGTATAAATCTAAACGGTTCATATCCCATATCTACCACATATTGATGAGGCATGTAAGATGGAAAAAAAATCATTTTACCTGGTTTAACTCCATAATTAATTTGTGTTGATGCATAGGTTACTTTTGTTTTATCTTTTTCTGGTAAAAGATTCATAATATTACCAGGTCTTGGATCTTCAAACAATGGCATAGAAGTTCTTTCACTTGCTTTTAAAAAATAAAAACCAGATATATGACCATTCCAATGGGTATGTAAAGTGTGGTGTCCACCCCCTTTTTTAGCAAACTCTTGTACCCATAATTCTGTAGTAAACACTTGATAGTTTGTTAAATCAAAACCCATCTCACCTAATAAATTATGTGTTGTTGCACCAATATAATTTTGTAATTGTAAAAAATTAGGATCTCCTATTAATGATGTTGAATGAAACACATTTCCCATATCTCCTTTGTCACCAAATTTTTTATTTCTTTTATTAATATTTTTTTTTAAATTTTTCTTTGCTGTTTCAATATATGTATCTGAAGCCTTGTTTAAATCTTTAACAAAACCAGGTTCATCAGCAAACCATATTGGACAAGGAAATAAATCCTCCCTGTTTAATTGTTGGGGGAACATTAATTCTTGTTTTATTTTTTTATTCTTTTTCATACCACTCCTATTTATATGGCCACCCTAAATTCCAGATCACCAAACTGTTTCTTTCTCCGCTTTTTACTGGACATACTCTATGCCAAACAAAACCAGGGAATACTACCAAGGATCCTTTAGGTAATATCTCTTTACATTTAACCACATTTCTTTTTTTATCAGGGTCCAGATTTCTAAGATCAAACTCTAGCTCACCGCCTTTATAATCTTTAGGATCTGATAGCGTAACTGTTACAGATAATTTTCTTATTTTACCATGATCTGGTGCGTTTGGGTTATCTCTCCAATAAGGTTTATCCCAACCATCACAATGCCAATCGTAAAATTGACCTTTAGTATATTTTGTAAACTGACAATTTTCAGAAAAATCCCATTGAAAATTCCAACCTGCCGATGCATTAGCTTGATGAACATAGGGTTGTATTTCTTTATAAATCCATCTATCATTCATCCAAACAATATCTGAATTTCTTTTCTTTTTCATGTCTTTAATTTGTTTTGTATTCAATGGCCTATTTCCATAACCACCAGTCACTGCCATTTGATCTTGTAATTGTTTTCCATAACGTACAATGTCGTCACAGATTCTATGAGGAATTGCGGATTGAAAATACCAATAATAATTTGTTAATTGCATAACTTTCTTATATCGAGTTTTATTTTAAATATATAGTAATGTAAAGAAAAATAAAAATAATTGATCTAGATCAATTTTATGTAACTACTACTGTTCCATTAACTGTAAACGTTGCTAATTTATCTCCACCTGGATGAGTTGATGTAGAATTTGTACAAGGTGTGACTGTAAAAGTTCTATCACTCGGTCCTCTAAGTACAACTATACCAGATCCACCATTTCCACCATTTTGTTTATTTCCACCACCATATCCAGCACCTCCAGTTCCACCTCCACCACCTCCAGTGTTTGCGCAACCAGCACCTGCGTTACCAGAATTAGCAACTCCATCACCACCACCACCTGCACCTCCAGATCCAGCACCACTTGGGTTATTGTGTCTTCCACCACCTCCTCCACCAGCATAGCTAGTGTTAGGTCCTAAAATTGTATTTGGAGCACCTGCTCCTCCAGCTCCACCTGCAGTAGTTGATCCATCACCTCCAGCAGCAGTAGCACCTCCACCGCCACCTCCACCGTATCCTGGACCACAACCATTACGATCTCCACCAGGATTTCCTTGAGGCGGATCTGTTGGAGGTGTATTACCAGCACTTCCAGTACCGCCTGGACCTCCACCACCTGAACCTGAACCTCCAACTTTGTCATCAGAAGGTGATGCATGAGATCCTCCACCTCCTTCACTTGAAAAAGTTCCAGCTATGGAATTAGAAAATGAACTAGGAGATCCTTTGGCACCAGGAGTACATGCGGCAGGTAAACATGCAGCAACACCACCAGCACCTCCACCTCCAACTGTTATTGTATGAGTATAATTTGTTACAAAAAATTGTTTAGAACCCTGTAAAGGTGAGGGTCCATAGCCAGAAGCTCTATAACCACCAGCTCCGCCTCCAGGAAACGCTCCTCCACCATTTGTACCAGTTCCACCACCACCGCCTGCTACAACTAAATAATCTAAATCAAAACCAGCTTTAGGCCATGTGTTTACTGACTCTTTTCTCTTTCTAAAGTGACTGCCTAAATTCCACACACCACTTGCTTTGTTTAATTCTTTTACTACTACGATTCCTGAACCACCACTTCCTCCAGTCCCTGCAGGACCTGCATCTGGGCCTGACCCAGCTTTACCTCCACCACCACCAGAGTTGGTTGCACCATTAGTTCCTGAGGGTCTAGTTTGCCCTGCACCTACTCTTGCTCCACCATTTCCTCCACCACCTGGTGCGCCTGATAACTCAGTAGCACAAGTTGAAATTCCACCTGCACCACCACCAGCAAATGTACCACAAACTGTTGGACCTGTATTAGATGTATTTGATAAATAAAAAGGTTGAGGGGCACTACCAAAAAGTGAAGTAACACTTAATCCATTTCCAGCGTTCTGTGCTCCTGGAGCAGCTGATTGTTGAACTCCTGCGGCTCCTGCGCCTCCGCCACCACCATAACTAGGTCCTCCTCCAGGATAACCTTCAACAGGAGAAAAAGATCCCGCATTACCACAACCCTTACTTCCTCCAGTTCCACCTCCACCACCTGATCCTCCTGGATCACCATTTTTTGGACTTCCTGGATTACCTGCTCCCCCTGCTCCACCACCTGTTGCAACTATTGAAACTGTGCAAGAAGAACATGCTAAGGAACTATTAGATCCACCAGCTCCATGACTAGTGTTACCTGCTCCACCACCACCTACTGTAGCAGTGTATGAAGTTGATCCTGAAAGCGGTTGACACGCTATTAATCTTAATCCTCCAGCTCCACCACCACCTCCAGCATCAGAAGGACCTGGACCTAATCCACCTCCAGCGCCACCTCCTGCTACAACTAAAACATGTGCAAGTCTAGTTCCTGATTGTGTTGTAACTGTTCCTGTTCCTGTGGGTGTTGTGGATGTAACCGTGCACTTCCCAAAAGAAGTTACATTTTTTTTTCCAACTATTCCGCCGTTAGTTCTAGCCATTTAAAGTCCCCTATTCGGAAACCCAAGCTGAGCCATTCCAATTATAGACTGTTTTGGTTTCCGCGTCGTCGTTTGATTTTGTTGCTTCCCAACCTGTATCGTTGTCAGCTTTATATTTTGTTTCGTTCCAACTAATTGTATAAAACCATACAACTGGATCTTTACCATCATTTGTAACGGATGGGAATGCAATTGGTGCTTGCCAATCATCATTACCATCTAGTGCCCAAGATGCAAAAGGTTGCGGACATAAAAATTTATCTTTTGATGCATCATAGACATAGCCTATTCCTGCATATTGTTTTCTAAACTTATTATTATAAGAAGTTTGTTTAAAATTTGTATTTGGTTTTTTAAAAAAATTTTTACACCATGTTTCACCATCAACATGTTTATCTGAAGGAACACAGTCGTTTCCTACAACTGTAACTTGTTTAACAACTAAATGAGTATCAGATGTAAAACCTGTTGGATCTGTTTTTGATTCTAATTCTGCAAAGTGTGCCATATTGTTTTCTCCTTAAAAATTTATTTATAATTTATCCTACAGTCAATGTTCCGTCAACTGTAAAAGTAGCCGTATTATCATTAGTGGGACCTACACCAGTAGCTACTGTATTACATCCAGGAGATACTGTTAATGGTATTTCACCAGGGACCCTTATAATAACAACTCCTGATCCACCTGCTCCGTTACCTAAAGGTACGGCTCCAGCAGCATTTAATCCACCGCCGCCACCACCGCCTCCAGTGTTTGCTG